CCAGGCGTTCCGGTATGAGATCACCGTGACTGCCGCCGACCCGCGGCTGTACGGGCCGTGGCAGGAGGCGCTGCTGTCCAACGTGCCCGGCGAGGACACCGGCCGCGGCCCGTACGGCGAGCTGGGCACCCGGCCCACCACGAACGGCACGAGCATCGGGCAGGCCACCACCACCGGCGGCCGGCAGTTCACCTGGAACGGGTCGGCGTGGGTGCAGGTCACCCCGTTCGCCGCGCCCACCCGGGCCGACCCGCGCCGCTACCCGGACTGGCGGTACGCCTCGGCGCAGATCCCGAACATGGCCTATGTCGCCAATACCGGCAACGTCGAGTCGCCTGTCATGGCGCTCTACACCGGGCCGCTGTCAGAAACCCGGCTCACCGACGGCAGCCCCTACGGCATCATCGTCGCCCCGCTCGCCGCCGGGGAGACGATCCTCGTCAACACCGAGACACTCGTCGCCGTCGCCCCCGGCGGCGCCACCCGTGCCGCGCAGATCCGTCCCGGCTCACGGCCGGTTACTGCCCGGCCCGGTGACACGCCGTCGGCGTTCTACATGTTCGGCACCGGAGCCGGCACCATCCACCTCGCGTGGAGGTCGGCGTGGGCGTAGTCGTGACCATCGTCCACGTGGCGCTGCTCGTCGCGTGCTTCATCGCCGGGTTCCGGCTCGGGATGGGAGCACGCCGGTGAGCGTGATGGTAGGCACCGAGGCGCGGCCCGTGCCCGCGCCGCTGCCCGGGCTGTGGACGTTCTGGGCCGACCGGTACGTCAGCCCCGGCGCATTCGAGCCGGCCGGCCCGGTGCAGGCAACCAGCTTCAACTGCGTGCGCCGGCTGTCCGGCTACGGAACCGGCGATGTCATCATCGTCGCCGAGACATCGTCGCTGACCCGCGCCGAGCTGCTGCGCCTGTGGGGGTGGCGGCTGTGGGCGTACTTCGCCGGCCAGCCGGTCTGGTGCGGCATGCCCAACGGCATCACCGACGACGGCCGCGCCGTCGTGTCGTTCACGCTCAGCGAGGTCACCGGCTACCTGCGGAAACGGCAGTGGGATCTCGCCGGCCAGTACGGGACGCTGACCGGCGGGCCGCCTGCCACGCACCGCCGTTACGATCAGGTCGAGCAGGTCAGCATCGCCCGCGACCTCGCCGCCCCCGTCGCCGACGTCGGCGTGTCGATCACTACCAGCCCGGGCGGCGGGTTTCCCCGCGACCGGTCCTACGCATTCCTCGAAGGGGAGAACCGGGCGCAGCTCCTCGCGAACCTGTCCGGCGTGATCGACGGTCCCGAGTTCCGCACCACCTACCACACGGGGAACGACGGGCTGCCCCGCGCTGAGCTGGCCATCGCCTACCCGCGCGTCGGCTCCGACCTGCCCGGCCTGGGCGCGACCGTGCCGGGCACCGCGATGGACTACACCCTGAAATGGGACGCTGACCAGTTCCGCACCCGCACCTACGCGGTCGGCGAGCAGCCCGAATCGGTCGACGGCGTAGAGCAGCCGAAGATCTCGCATATGACGGACCGGCCGCAGGCCGGGTTCCCGCGCCTGGACGAGGTTGACGACTGGCCGGGTGTTACCGTGCCCGCCACCCTGGCAGAGCGCGCCGGCACTAACGCCACTGTCTACGCGAGCCCGACGCTGGACGCCTCGGTGACCGTGCCCGCCATCCAGCCGGCATACGGCACGTACGCCCCCGGCGACACCGTCCGCCTGCTGATCACCGGGCCGCTGCAGCCCGACGGGTTCGAGATCGAGGGCCGGCTCACCGAGCTGTCCGTCAACGCCCGCGAGTCCCGGTGCGGGTGGACGGTGTCGGTCACCGAGCCGCCCGGCCAGCCCCGGCAGACACTCATCCAGCAGCTAGCCAGCCTGCGCGCGCTCGCTACCGGCGTGTTCCGGTTCGGCGTCACCCCCGGCTAAGGAAAGGGAACTGACGATGACTATGCCGAGCGGCCTCCTGCAATGGGGGCAGGCAGGCGTCTACAATGCGGTGGATGACCGGATGGTCACGACTGCGCTGACCAACGGGCGCACCGGCATGGCCCGCTCGGTCACGCTGAACGCCGGCAACGGGCTCAACGTCATCCTGCGGGGCGGGTGGCTAGCCATCGCCGCCGCCGGTGACAGCACGTCGGTGGTCGCAGGCGCCCGCGACGACGTCACGTTCACCGTCCCCGCCGGCGGCGCCACCGCCCGCAACGACATCCTCTGGTGCGACGTATCCCCTGACCAGGCCACCTGGACGCTCGCGCTCATCAGCCAGTCGCAGGTCGCCGGCCGGGCCGGCATCCAGCTCGGCACCATCAGCGTCCCCGCCGGCGCCTCCCTGGCCTCGCAGTTCGGGCTGCAGGGCAACGTCTCCCCGTACGGCGGCGGTGACGTCCGGTCGGCGATGAACGCGAACAACGTGCCGATCACCGGCGCGCAGACCGGCCGGGAAATCGTCTGCGTCGTCTGCGGGCGCATCGGCGCGGCCACCACCTACAACATGCGGTACCGGCTGTCAGGCCGCGTCCACGAGCGCGCCACCCAGGTGATCGCCGGCGTGTACTACCGGTCCGGCATCCAGCGGGTCCAGGCCACCATCCACATGGCGTGGGCGACCGGCGGCGGCACGTACGTCTCCCACACCAACACCAGCGCCGGCGTCGCGTTCTCCCGCATGTGGTTTCAGGAGGGCACCGCGTCGATGGCCTACACCGTCGGCCCGGTCCCCGCGTGGACCGACTTCTTCATCGACGTCGAGGGCCAGGTCCGGCTCAACCCGGTGACCCCGCTCGACGTCCTCGGCAACCCGCAGCAAGAGGGCGGCCTCGCCGTCGTCGTCAACGCGCAGGCCGGTGCGAACATCACCATCCGGGAAGGCTGCTACATGGAGCTGATCGTCCCTGGCGTCAACCGCGCCTGGGCGCCTCCCGGTACCGGCAGCCCAGGTTCGGTCACCTAGAGAAAGGAAACAGCAGTGTCCACTTACAGCGAGGAGGAGCCGTTCACGGGCAACGGCCCGGATGACGGCAAGGCGGATGACGGGATCGGCTACGAGCCCGACGGCGCGGAGCACGACGAGGAGACCGGCGACGCCGGCACCGGGTATGACGACGAGGAGGACGAGGAGGACGGCCCGTGACCGACGACAACCCCGAGCAGTGGTGGGATACCGACCAGGGCCCTGATCACCCGGACCTGCAGCATGAGCAGCCGCCCGTCGAGGCCACCGACGACCCTGCTGACGTTTTCGATCCGGACCTTGAGCCGGAGGAGACCGCGCCCGGCGAGCTGCCGGACGAGATCCCGGAGGCGCACGATGGTTAACATCGTCCGCCGCGCCGACTGGGGTGCCCGGTTCGCCATCCCCGGCAACCGGCACGTCGCGCCGTCATCCCGGCGCTGGTTCGTCGTCCACTGGCCCGGCTCCGCTGTCGGAGGTGACGAGCGTGCAGTGGTCCGCTCCATCGAGGCGTCCCACCGGAACGGGCAGGGCTGGCAGGCGGCGCCCGGCTACAACTTCCTCATCGGACGGTCCGGAACGATCTACGAGGGATGCGGCCGGGACGTCCGGGGCATTCACTCGCCTCCGCGGAACACTGACGGCTGGGGTGTCTGCGTGCTCATCGCTGTCGGTGAGACTCCGCCGCAGGCCGCGCTGAACGCCACCCGCGCGCTTTACAACCACCTCAACGGCGTGGCCGGCCGGACCCTTTCCATGGCCGGGCACAACACCCACTTCGCCACCGCCTGCCCGGGGCCCGCCCTGACGCAGTGGGTCCGCAACGGCATGCCCGCCACCGGCGGCGCCGCACCCGCACCACCACCCGCACCCCGGCCGCCCGTGGGCAACGCGCCGCCGCTGCGCGTTGACTGGTTCGGCCGCACCCGCAACAGCCGCGTCCCCGACGTACGGGTGTGGCAGCAGCGGATGCGTGACCGAGGGTGGCGCGGCACCGGACCCGGCGGGCTCATCGCCGCCGACCAGATATTCGGCCCCGACTCCGAACGGGTCGCCCGCCAGTTTCAGCAGATGTTCGGCCTGCGGGTCACCGGCGCGGTCGGCCCGGAAACCTGGCCCGCCGCGTGGAACCAGCCGGTCAGATAGGAGCACGCGATGATCAGGGACCCCGGTTTCCAGGAGCGGATACTGCAGGCCAAGCGGCAGCGCGTCGCCGAGGGACAGCTATCGGCAGGGCTCGCACGCAACCCGGTCGCGCCGTTCTCCGGGCCGCAGTCCATCGAGCGGGTACCCATCACCGTGAACCTGCTCCTGTACGCCGGCGACGACCTGGGGTTTGCGCTGCTGGTCTTCGACCCCGACGGCAGCGACGCTGACCTGTCGGGGGCGACGGTTCGCGCGCAGATCCGCGCCAACCCGGCCGCCGCGAACGTGGCCGGCGAGGTGCTGTGCGCCGTCGAGGGCAACGCCGTCCAGCTCCACCTCCTCGGCACTGTCACCCAGGACTTGCCGTCATCGGCGGTGTGGGACTGCGAGCTGACCCGCGACGGCCTCGTCACCACCCTGGTCGCCGGCACCGTCCGCACGACCGCGGACGTGACCCGTGACTAGCGAGACACCCGGCTACGGCATCACCCCGGCGCGGGCCGGCGACCCGGTCATCGAGGTGACCGGCCCGCCGCCCTACACCATCTCGTCGTCGTCCCGCTCCCACCCGGTCATCCATATCGACCTGGAACCGGACGGCGAGGTGCTGGCCACCTACCTGACCGGCAGCGGCGGCGGCCTGCCCGGACCGCCCGGGCCGCCCGGGCCGCAGGGCCCGCCCGGCGAGCCGGGTGCCACCGGAGTTCCCGGCCCGGCCGGCGGCCAGGGTCCCGCCGGGGCTCAGGGGCCCCAGGGACTGCCGGGCGAGCGCGGCCCGGCTGGCGACACCGGCCCGCGCGGCGACACCGGCCCGGCCGGGCAGGACGGCGCGCCCGGAACACCCGGCGGACCAGGGCAGCGCGGCGAGCCCGGCGAGCGGGGGCCGCAGGGCGACCCCGGCACCCCCGGCCAGCCAGGTGAGCAGGGGCCGCCCGGCCCCGCAGGGACCGGCGTCACCATCCTCGGCTCCCGCGACAACGCCAGCCAGCTCCCGCAGTCCGGCAACACCGCCGGTGACGCCTACCTGGTCGGCGGCGACCTGTACGTCTGGACGGGCACCTACTGGGACAACGTCGGCAACATCCAGGGCCCGCCCGGCGAGCAGGGGCCGGTAGGAGAGCAGGGAGTCCAGGGTGAACGCGGCCCGGCAGGAGACGCCGGCCCGGCCGGCCAGGACGGCTCGCCCGGAGCACCGGGCGCTGACGGCGCACCCGGCCCGGCCGGCGAGCGCGGCGACCCCGGCGAGCGCGGGCCGCAAGGCGATCCGGGCACGCCAGGCGCAACCGGCACGCAGGGCGAGCGGGGGCCTCAGGGCGACCCCGGACAGCCCGGCGCTGACGGCGTACCCGGGCCGCCCGGCGCTCAGGGCAACACGGGACCGCAGGGCCTGCCCGGCAACCCCGGCCCGCCCGGAGCCGACGGCCCGCCCGGCACACCCGGCGGCACCGGCCCGCCCGGAGCAGACGGCCCGCCCGGACCTGAGGGGCCGCGCGGCACCGACTCCATGTTCCTCGGCACCGCGCCCGCCATCACCGGCTACTGGGCACCCGCGTTCCCGTGGACCGGGTCAACCGGCACCGGCGCGCAGGCCGCCGGGGTGCTCCGCGCCACCCGCGTCATCCTCCGCCAGCCGATCAGCTCCGTGCGGATCGAAGTGACCACCGCCGGGGCGCAGGCCCGGTTCCGCGCCGGCTTCTACGCCGACACCCCGGCCGGGCCGGGCGGCCTGCTGTACTCCACGCCGGACATCTCCGGCGCGTCGACCGGCATGTACAACGGCGCGGTCAGCGTGCCCGCCGGCCGTTACTGGCTGGTCATCTCCAACGTCGGCACCGCCTCCGCCACACTCCGCACGCTGACCGGTGTCAACCCGTGGCTCACCGGCCTGGACGCGCCCACCACGAACGCGCTGTGGAATGCGTGGGCCGCGACGGGGCAGCCGTCCGGCGCCGCCGGCACCGCGCTGCCGGCCAGCTTCCCGGGCACGGTGACACGGAACGCGCAGATGCCGTCGGCGTTCTTCCAGGCCGCCGCCGGTGACCCACTACCCGAAGGCGAGCCAGGCCCGGCGGGACCCGCAGGCCCGGCAGGGGGACAGGGACCGCAAGGGCCTGCCGGCGGCACATACGCGATCACGGTCGCCGCGACCGCGCCGGGGTCACCGCAGCCCGGCGACATCTGGATCGACACCTCATGACGATCAGCGTCATCCCCGGGCCGCTCTCCATGACCCCGACAGTGAACACCACCACCGCGGATTTCGCCGAACCGGTCCAGGCCGGCAGCCTCCTCATCGGCTGCGTGGCGCACGCCCTCAGCGGCACCGCCCCCAGCACCGGGCCGGCCGGCTGGACCGGCCTGCTGCAGCCCGCAGGGTTCGGCCACATGGCGATGTTCTACAAGGCCGACGCGGCGGCAGGCGAGCCGCCGGCTGTATTCGGCACCGGCGGGTCCGGCGCAAACATGCGCGCCGTGGTCGCCGAGGTCAGGGGCTTGCCCGGCGCGCAGCTAGACCAGTGGACCGGCACCGAGGCAACCGGCGGCGGCGGCGGCAGCATCGTCACCGTCACCGCTCCCAGCCCCGACACCCAGCCCGGCAACCTCATCGTCTGCATGTTCTTCTGGAACGGCGGCGCCGCCTCGCCGGTCACCGGCACCAACATCCGCGACTCGTCCGGCACTGCCCGGCCCGCCTCAGTCGCCGCCAAGGACGACGGGGAATTGGTCGCGGCCATCAAGTTCGCTGTCACCTACCTTGTCGCCGGCAGCCCCCTCGGCACCGCCACCAACCAGGGCACTGGCAGCATCGGCGTGTTCGCCAGCGGGCGCGGCTTGATGGCATCATTCAAGTCGGCCGGCGAGGAGCCGCCGCCCGCCGGCGGCATCCTCGCCCGCGTCGGCAGCCAGTGGGTCCCCGCCGTCCCACGGGGCCGCACCACCACCGGCTGGGCACCTGCCCGCATCTGGGACGGCACAGGATGGAGGCCACCACGATGAGCATGGTCCTGCTGGAAGCAATCACCGGCGAGCTGGCCGCGATCCTCGCCAGCCTCATTCTGCTGACCGCCACCGCGATCCTCGACCGGGTGCGGGGACGGCCCGCCATCGTCCACATGGGCAAGCCCGGCGAGCCGCCGGGGTACACAGCGCATGAGAAAGCCGGGGCCGCGGGCGACGCCCCCGCAGGAGACGCCCGCGACCCCGGCTATCGTTAAGCCCTGCCCGGAGCCGGTCCCGGTGTCAGAGTCGGCCGGCAATGGGGGGAGAACCGGCCACCCGGCCAGCCCCGGGCAGGGGTCTAGTTAGCCACCTTCACGGCGCCTGACCACGTTGCACGGCCAGGGCGAATCGCAGGTGACACACCGGGCCGGGCCGCTACCCGTGCCGATCCCGACGTGGATGCCCTGGGCGCGCAGGGTAATGACGACCGCCTGGATACGGCGGTACATCTCCGCGACCGCCGTCTCACGCGGCCACGGCCCCCGGTGCTCCGTACACCCCGGCGGGCATTGATAGGTGTGCGCCATCAGTTCGCCACCCACGGAGGTCCCGGCAGGCCGAGGTAGCCCATGCCTGTCGCGTGCGCGATAGTCAGCAGCGCCTCAGAGAACCGGCCGCCCGCCTGAACCCCGGCCTTGTCGCCGGGCGCGAAATACATCTCGCTGACCTCGCCGTTGTCCCGGACCTTCATCGCGTGGAACATGCGGCCGTGAACGTCAGCGCATAGCGCCATGCATGTCTCGATGCGGGACGGCCGGTCCCGGATCGGGCGGGGATCATTCTTGAACGCCTCCTGCTGCTCGGCGCTGGCGTACGGCCCGACGCCGTCCATCCAGCCCTCGAACCGCAGCAGGTAAGCCACCGGTCCCCTGCCGTGATCTCTCAGCTCCCTCACGGCTATCGCGGACATGATGGCCGGGTACGCGTCAGCGGGCACGTCCGGCGGGATGAGCACCACCGTGCGGACACGCACCTCGCCGTTCTCCCAGCCGAGGATCATGAACTCGTGCTCACCGTCCCAGTCGTCATGCTCGGCGACGCCGGCGCGGGTGAACTCGGCGAGCGCCTGCCGGGGCACCAGCTCACTCATCTAGCGCCCCGAGATCATCGAGCAGCGCCCCGGACGGCCCGGCCTCGATCTGCCTGCGCGACTTCCCGCACCACAGGCACGTGTCACCAGGCACGTAGTGAGCGCCGTCGGGGTAGTCGATGCAGTTCCACCGGGGCGCGGTCCGGCCGAACATCTCCGGGTCAACCGGCTCGCGCTCACTCATCGTCCCCGGCGTTCCGCTCGGCGTTCCACGACAAGGCCGCGCGCAGTCGTGCCCGTTCCTCAGGTGATGAGATGGGCGGGGCCTCGATCTCGACGGCGTAGGTTTCCTGCAGGATGCCGGCGACCCGGTCGTACTCGGCTGCGCATTCCGTGCGGTACTTGCAGTCGTCGCAGTCACCATCGGAGCAGTCGCGGCAGTTGTCGTTGCGGTCACGCCTGGCGTCGGCTGCGACTTCCAGGGCGTCGAGCAGGATGCTCCTGGTCGTCTGCGTCATCCGCCAGCCGATTAGCTCGGTCAATCACGCCTCCTCACGAACGTGCCGCGCGCCCGCACGGCGTAGGCCAGTCCCTCAATCTGGAGCTTGTCGTGCACGCGGCGGGCAGTGTCCCGCGAGACGTCGAACAGTTTCATGAGCTGGTTCTCCGAGGGGAGCGGCATGTCATCCGGCTGGTAGTCCCCGTTCGCGATGCACTCACGCAGCCACGCCGTGATCTGCTCGCTGACCGCCACGGGTCCGTAACGCTTTATCACCGGCGGGTCGGTCATGCCGCCGCCACCGGGCACGGAACGGTCAGATGAGCCTGCGCGGTCATCGCCAGCACTGACAGCAGGTCACCGGGCTCGACCTGGCAGACAACCCCGCCGCACGGCTCATGCACCAGCAGCAGGTAGTCGGCGATGTCATCACCGGGATGCCGGACCACGAATCCGCCGAGCACCTCGATCAGCTCCGAGTCGGCGATCATCACACCGCCCCGTTCTGCTGCCGCACCCACTGCACAGCCCAGTCGTTCGCGCTGACACCCTCGGGCCGGCCCGCCGGCCTCGGGTCGTTCGGGCCGAGCCTGCCGTGTACCTGATAGACGTGGTTGGTGATGCTGGTGTCCAGCATCCGGTTCCCGCAGATCGGGCAGTTAGCGTCGGGCCGGTTCCTCGGATTCGGCGGCACGACAGGGCGGGCGGGGGGCTTGCGCGCGGGCGGTGAGCCGCGCTCGGTGAGCAGCTGCCGCAGGGGCTCCAGCAGCTCCTTGTCGTGCAGGTCGCACAGCTCCAGTTCCAGCGGGCCGAGCGTGCCGATGGTCACCTTGTGGGTGACCGCCTCGGAGCGGGCTTCCGCGTCGGAGTAGCACTTGTCGCACCACGCCCTGACCTCTACCTCTTTCATCTGCCTTCCTCGAATTCGCGGATCAGCTCCCGTGCCTCAGTGATCAGGCTGGAGAGCGTTTCCCAGTTGTCGTCGTTTTCCATGACGTAGCCCTCGTCGTCGGGGTCGTCGGGGTCGGCGTCGTCGCCGTCGAGTTTCATCTCAGCCATCCGGGCTACGAGGGCGACCATGCCGGCGAGCGCTGTCGCCTCGGTCGCTTTCACCCAGCGGGTCATCGTTCCTTCCAGATGACTTCGAGCCAGTCGTCGCGCATGCGCCCGCCGAGCGGGCTTGTGATGGCCTGTGCTGCGGCCTGCGCGAGGGTGGCGTGCACCTGCGCTGCGGTGAGAACAGGCGGCGTCACGGTGAAAGCGCCGTGGTTCTTTGCCAGGTCGCGGCGGGCTTCCTCGAACTCGGCCAGCAGCCGCTCAGCTTCCCGGTAGTGCTCAGGCCCGGTCACGGGCCCTCCGCCGTGTCCTGCGGCAGGACCCTGAGAACTGACTCAAGGCGGATCTGCGCCCGGTCGTTGCCGTCGAGCCGGCCGATGCCCTTCGGCATCTGGTAGCCGTCTGCGTAGTCGTAGCGGGATGAGACGAGGTCGCCGCGTGAGGACAGGTACCGCATGCGCAGCGTGGTGCAGCGGGCGCAGCGCAGGACGGACTCGTAGCATTTTTCCGTCTCGATCCACCGTGCGGTGTAGGGCCGCCATGAGTGCCCGAAGTCGCGGCACTGCAAGTGGTCGAGGCGCATCATGCCGATGGCCTGGCCGGCGGTGACCGGCTCGGGCTTGCGTCGTTTAGCCATTCTGTCTGGATCTCTCTCGGTGCTGGTGTGGTCACGCTGTTTCACTAACTGCTCAGCGCTTGTCACTTGACGTTACAGCAGATACGTGCATCATGCTGCGACGTGACGCAGTATGTTGAATCATGCGAGACGAATATCGTACGTAGACATGACCACAATGGGGGGAAAGCAGCCGCCGGAACTGTTCTACGGCGCGCCTGAAACTCTCAGCTCGCAGGTAGCAGCGTGGCTGCGCACCCGCATCCTGGCCGGCGACTTCGAGCCTGACCGTGACCCGCTTCCGTCAGAGAAGCAGCTCATCGAGATGTTCGGAATCTCAAGGCCGACAGCCCGCCGTGCCATCGAGATCCTCCGGGAGGAGGGCCTCGTCTACACGCTCCCGCAGCGAGGCAGCTACGTCTACGCGCGCAGCCGGCGCCCGAGACCGGAAAGACCGCACGCACCGCCGTCAGACGGCCGGCGCAGCGGCAGAAGCAGCAACGGCCCGCCGAAGTCCAGCCGGGCACGCAGCCGGCTCGCCCTCGCCGACGGCGGCGTGCGGAGCTGCCAGCGGCTGTGGGCTACCCAGCCGCTGTCGCGTTTCATGCTGAACGACATCCCGTACGCCGGCATGCACCCGCGCGCCGGCTTCCCTCAGGAGTTCATGTGATGACAGCATCCGCCGGCGACCCGGCGGCAGAGCCCGCAGCCGGCCGCAGCATGTACCAGACAGCCCGGCGGGCACTCGACAACTTCGACGCTGCTACTCGCGAGGGACGCGAGGACGACCGGGCTCTGTATGCCCTGCGGATGGTCGCGATGGTGCGTGCCATGTGCGAGGCCATCGAGGTGTCGGGGAGCTGGGGAGTGATCGTGACCGGTCAGCACGGCAGGAGGCTGCTGGGCACGTTCGAGACTGAGGCGGACGCCAGGCGCTGGGCCGCAGAGCGGCTGCCCGCCGGCGCTGAGCATGAGGTGATACCGGTTGACGTCAGGGCGGTGCAGCGTCCTATCGAGGTGAGCTGGTGACCAGCAGCGCAACATAGTAATTACTCTGCTGCGCGTGTAGTTACTATGATATACTGTCTGAGCAGCACGTTTACAGAATCAGAGAGAGGAACCAGCAATGCAGGCCCGCTACCGCGTGACCATCACGGATCACGATTACCACTACACGACCTATGTCGCCTGGGTTGACGCAACCAGCAAGAACCAGGCCATCGTCAAGGCCGGCGCCCTCGCCGGCGGACTGAAAGCAGCACGCGAGCAGCACAGCACCGGCGGACTGACCGACCCTGAGATCCGCCTGGAGCCGTGCAACCTTGAGGAATACTGGGAGCACCGCGAGACGGCGGAGGTGCAGTCATGAGCTACCCCCGCCCCGTCGAGGAGATCACGCTCATCGGCCGCGAGTACATCAGGGTGTCGGACGACCGCACCGGGCGCGGTGCATCCCCCGCCTCACAGTCCCGGGCCAACCGCCGCGCTTTCGGGATCATCGGCAAGTTCCTCGATGAGGCATACGCCGAGACCGAGGCGATGTCAGCGTCCGAGTTCGGCACCCGGATACGCGGCGGTTTCCAGCGCCTGCTCGATGACCTGAACAACGGCCGGTTCGGCGCGACCGTGCTCATCGTCTGGGAGATCTCCCGCGCGTCACGGCAGAAGCGCGAATGGCTCATACTCATCGATGCATGCATCACGGCCCGCGTGCGAATATTCGTGACATCAGAGAACGACGGCGACGGCCGGCTGTACGACCCGGCAGACCCCGACGACGAGGACGACCTCATCGAGGCCGCGATCCAGGCCGGGCGCGACAGCCGCCGAACCAGCAAGCGCACCCGGAGGCACGCAGCGGACGCAGCAGAGGACGGCCTGGCATGGGGTGCGTGCCCGTTCGGCTTCCGCCGCATCTACGAGGTTGACCCCCATTCCGGCAGGCGGACCATCAAGGCGCAGATACCCGAGCGTGACCGCGACGGGCAGGACGAGGCGGCGATTATCGCCGAGCTGTTCGACCGGGTGTGGAAGCGTCACACCTTCCGCGCCATCTACCTTGACTTCAAGAAGCGGGGCATTCACCGCCGGCCGTTCCGTGACCGCAGCGACAAGTCGGTGCCGCGCAAGGACCGGCCCATGATCAGCGGCGAGCCGTTCACCGAGGTCGGCCTGCGGCAGATGGTGCTGAACCCTGCTTATGTCGGGCTGCGCGTGCATCAGACCCGCAACGAGCACGGCCGCTACAACCGGAAGGCGTCACTGGACGGTGCCGTGCCCGCGATGTGGAAGGGCCTCGTGTCAGAGGAAACGTTCTGGGCTGTGCGTCACATGCTGGTCACCCGCGACCCAGGCGGGCAGAAGAAAGGCAAGTCGCTGCTGTCGGGCATCGGCCGGTGCGGCGAGTGCGGCAGCGTGCTCGCGTTCAACAACGACCGGTACAAGTGCCGGGCGAGGGGCTGCTCGACCATCGACGCGGCTGACCTCGACTTCTGGTTCGAGGAGCACATGTTCCAGTACCTCGCCGATCCGGACGTGATCCGCAAGATGAGCAAGGCTGACGAGCCGGCCCTGGCCGCAGCGCGCGCGGCTGTCGAGCGGGCGGAGTCTGAGCTTGAGGCGATGTACTCGGACCCGGACTACAAGGCCCTGTCGCTGAGGGGCAAGCGGGAGCATGAGGAGGGGCTCACCGCCAGCGTGAGCGCGGCGAAGGAGCATGAGCGGGAGCTGGGCACGCCGCATGGTCTTGGCTGGCTGCTCGAAGCCGGGCCGGCCGGCGTTCACAAGAGGTGGGGGCTCGCGCCGATGTCGGCGAAGCGTGACGCTGCCCGGCTGCTGCTGACCCCTGATGCCATGCGCGTGCTGGTGCTCAGGAAGGCGCCGGGGCGGAAGCCACTGCCGGTTGAGGACCGCGCGGAGTTCCGTAACGAGGGCGTCTAGCCCGGGTGCGCGGGCGGTAGTGCGAGAATAAATTTTTCGCGCCGAACTGCTCACGTCACGTAACACCCTGCAACGCAGTGACAGCGTATGAAAGAACTGGACAGCACTAATGGGGACATAAGCGCTGGTCACGCTGGGTTTGCATCTCGCTACGCGCTGTGATTCCATGCATGATCATGAAGCGCGATGCACCGGAAACAGACGACGTCGACCTCCTTCGCCCGAGGGACGTCGCCCGCCGCATCGGCTGCTCAGAGTCACATGTCCGCAGGCTCATCAACATCGGCGAGCTGACCGTCATCGACATCTCAGTCCCCGGGTCGAGTTCCACAAAATACCGGGTGACCCATGAGTCTCTCGCCGACTACATCGCCCGCCGCACCGACGGCGGACGGGCCGCAGCGCAGTGACCCCCGCCCGCGACCCCGAGACAGGGCCCGTTCCCGCCCCCGGGCGGGCCCTGTCCCCTCAGCCCCCTCCGACCACGGGGGCGGAGGGTAGCGCTGCCGGGCCTGACGACTGCCATGCGCAGGACCCGGGAACCACCGACCCCGGCGACCCCGCCCGCACGTCAGGCCCGGCAGCCGCATCACGCCGGCTGCCAACCCCACGGCAGCAGCAGATCATCGACCGCAACCTTGCCCGCGCCGGCAGGCTGAGCGACGAGAAGATCGCCGCCCTGCGCGGCCTGCTCCCCATCCCCCGCAGGCCCGCCGATGACTGAGCAGCCCCTCACTCACCGCACCCGGCCCTCATGGACACCCTGCCCAGCCGGCCAGCCCTGCCGGAACTGCGGGCATGTCATGTCACAGCACTGGAAGCCCCAGGTCACCCGCGGCTACGCCGCCTGCGGCCAGTGCGGCTGCGAGGAATGGCGGTGCCGGCACGGCGGCACCTTCACCGCCGACATCGGCCTGGAGGACACATGACCCACTACCAGACCGGCGGTCACTGGGAGCAGGCCGTCAAGACACTGTTCGAGGACCAGGGCGGCTACGAGGTATGGCAGGCCCGGGGCTCACGCGGCCCCGCCGACCTCATCGCCCTCAAGGGCACCCCCGGCCTCGTCACCGAGGCAGTGCTCATCCAGGTCAAGCGCATCACCCGGCAGAACCCGACAACCGGCGTGCTCATCGGCCACAACGAATGGAACGCGCTGTACGCCCTCGCCACCGAGCTGCACGCCACCCCGGTGCTCGCCGCGTGGACCGGGCTGCGGAACCAGAAAGCCGAGCTGACCATGCAGCAGCTCGACGGCTTCCACGTCGCGCACGCCGGCTACTGGCCAGCCGTGCCGTACACCATCGACCAGATCACCAGCCCCCTTATCACCACCATCGCCCCTGAAAGGAGTTACCTGTGAGTTACGCCCGGACAGTCGCCGCCGCCACGGCGGAGACTGCCAGCAAGTTCAGGCTGGCTGAGGCACTCGCGCTGGACATCCCGCCCCGGGAGCATCCCGGTCCGTCAGATGACGAGCCAGTCACCACGTACCTGGAACAGGCGCGGCAGGAAATCATCACCGCTGGCGGTGAGCCGCGCACGGTTCAGACACTCAGGGCCTACCGGCTCACAGCCATGTGGGTTCGGGTACAGGACTACCCGAACTTCGCGTGGCTGCCCGGTGTGTCGTTCTTCGCCCACGTCGAGGCCCGCCGCAACGGCCTCAAGTACGACGAGTTCGCGGCCATGCCAAGCAAGACCATCGACGCTGTCCGCGCCCGCGCCGGCCTGTCATCAACGCACAGCCCGCACGCCATCCGCAACTGGTCACCGCAGCAACGGGCCGACGCGGCACGTGAGCTGCTCGCTGACCCGGACGTACGCCACGAGGTAGCCGACCGCAAGACCATGAACGACATCGCGGGAGCCTACTGGGACAAGCAGCCAGTCCAGCCGCTCAGGCACCGTGACACCACCCGCGACTACGACCGCATGGTCGAGCAGGGCACCAACCTGATCACCGTAGCGCTCACCGCCGAGCGCAGCGAAGGGTGGACGCCGCGCCACACAACCGAGACGCTGCTCCGCTACACCTGCATGATGCTGAACGACCGTCAGATGCCCGAGGCCACCTTCAACGAGCTGCTTCGCGAGGTGGAGCGCTACGCGAACGGCACCGCGTCATGAGCATCACCGACAGGCCGCGGCGCGAGCGGATCTGCGACGGCAAGAGCAAAGCGCATCACGACGCCCAGAAGGTCATCGAATACCTGATCAGCCACGGGGGCAGCACCAGCAAGCCGTACCCGGAGATCGCCCGCGAGCTGGGATTCGTCAGCGAGATGGGACACCACATGTTCCGGCCGAACACCGGCCGGATGCACCGCGCTGTCAATCATGCCCGGGACATGGTCGATGACCTCGGCCGTCCGTGCTGCACGTACGCCGTCCACTACCGCAGCGTCGGCGGCCAGTCGTCACTGTCGATCATGGATGAGACCGGCGAGTACGGCTCTCACGCCCCGGCGGTCGTGGCCCTGCTTCACGGTGATCTGTCCCGCATGCGGCAGCACCACACGGAGAACACCCGCCGGGTTGAGAACTGGGACGAGCTGGCGAGCTGGTGCTTCCGGCGGGCTGACGAGGTCGGATACAAGCTCTGCCACCGGGCGATCATCGAGATCCAGACCGCCGGCACTATCACTGACCCGACGATTGCCGAGCTGAACGCCTGGCTCGAAAGCATCAGCTAGGCGGGCCGGAAATGCCCTGCTGGCCGCCGTACGTCGTCGTCGCGCTGATCATCGTCATGCTCATCGCGGCGATGGTGTGCGGCGCCAGCATCGCAATCGCCATCCGCATCGGCAAAGACGACGAGGAGGACCCCGGTGACTGAGCACGTCAACCTGGAAGACAACCCGGTCGCCGCCGCGTGGCTCGCCCACTGCGCCGAACTCAGGAAGGAGATCGCCAAGCTGCAGGCCGAGTACGACCGGGGCACGGAAGCGATCAAGGACGCGATGGGCGACAGCAGCGAGGCCCGCCTCGGCGGCGTCCCGGTCGTCACGTGGCGGACGTCTCAGCCCGCGAAGTACATCGACACGACAGCGCTGCGCGCTGAGCTGCCCGACGTCGCAGCCCGGTTCACCAGGCTCAAGGCAGCGGCGCGGCCGTTCAAGATCCTGGACACCGCGTGACGTTCCGCCAGCCCGCCAACGGCACAGTCAGCCCGCCGCTCGAAGGCGTCGCCGGGGAACTCGCAGCCAACGCCACCCGGGTGATCCGTCTCGCAGCCGCGAACACTCCCCGGTCACTGCAGCCGCAGATCGGCCCGTCCGAGCTCGGAACGCCCTGCACCCGCCGGCTCGGCTACCGGCTGCTCGACTGGCCGCAGCCATCAGCCGGCTCTGACCCGTGGGCAGCAGTCATCGGGACAGCGACGCACACCTGGCTCGCCGCCGCGTTCACGTGGGAGAACACCCAGCTCGCCTGGGACCGGTACCTCATCGAGACTGAGGTGCACCTGCCCGGCGGGATCACCGGCCACTGCGACCTGTATGACCGGTACTCCCGGACAGTCGCCGACTGGAAGATCACCGGCAAGGTCGCTGACTACCGGCGCGCCGGCCCGGGGGAGCAGTACCGCATCCAGGCGCAGTGCTACGGCCTCGGCCTGCAGCTCGCCGGCGAGAAACCCGAGCACGTCGCCGTGGTGTTCTTCCCGCGCGGCGGGCGGATCGACGGCATGCACGTCTGGGCTGAGCCGTACGACCCGGGCGTCGCGGTCGCCGCGATCCGCCGCTACCAGACGGTGTGTGACTTCCACGCCCACGTTGACCCGGAATCCCACCCGGAACGGTGGGGATGGCTGCCGTCAGCGGACGCCTACTGCACCTACTGCCCGTGGTACCTGCCCGGCAGCACCGACCTCGCGGCCGGGTGTCCCGGCCACGGCAAGTAAAGGAGAGAGGAAATGTTCCAGCAGCCAGCCGCTGCCGGCGACCTGTTCAAGACCGCCGACCATCTCGGCTCCCTCGTCCTCATCTGGGCGCGTGAGTACCGGCAGGGCATCGTCACCAGCGCCGGGGTGTCCGACGCCATCGCCGGTGACGTGCACGTCCTGCAGGGTCCCGGCGCCGGAGAGATCTTCGAGAACACCCTGCTGTTCGGCAAGGCCCTCGTCCCGTCGCTGCAGTCCGCAGTCGGGCAGGACCCCGTCCTCGCCCGCATCGGGCAGGGCATCGCCAAGGCGGGGCAGACCGCGCCGTGGATCCTGCAGCCGTACACCGAGAACGACGCAGCGGTCGCCAGCGCGTGGATCACCGCGCACAAGCCCGGCTTCCAGAAAGCAGACACCCCGCCGCCCGCCGCAACCCCGGCAGCCAGTAACGGGTCCGGGATCGACACCAGCGGCCTGCCTCCCGAGGTCGTCGCCCTCCTGAAGCAGACCGGCCACGCCTGACCGGCCGGTGAGCGTCCCCGCCAGCATGCTCGCCCGCTCCGCTGGCGGGGGCACTGACCGACCAAGGTCCCCTGGAGAGGAGGGCCGTCATGGAACTGCTACACGCCGCTCCCTATGAGATCAATGGCGGCTGGCACAACGGCAAGATCCATGCCATCAGGGAAGGTGAGCGGACCTACTGCGGCAATGAGCGCCGGTACACCGACGGGTTCATAGCTGACGGCGAGCGCGGATCGGTCTCCTGCAAAGGCTGCATCCGGTCGCTCGACGCTGCTGACCGGAGCGAGCAGTCGGCGCGCGAGTGGGAGCGGCGCTCGGCCGAACTGGCGGAACAGCGGCAGCAGGAGCGAGACGAGTGGTGGGCACAGTACAGCCAGTATCTGCAGACGCCCGAGTGGGCGCAGCGGCGACAGCTGGTCCTTCAGCGAGCTGGATGGCTGTGCGAAGGATGTATGGCAGCGACAGCTAGTGTCATTCACCACAGGACATATGAGCACGTTGGTCACGAGCTGCTGTTCGAGCTGGTAGCCCTCTGCCGCAGCTGCCACCAGATCGCGCATCCGGACAAGGACCTGACGTGACCAACGCTGACCTGGAAGCCGCTGCCGCGCTCGCAGCCGCTGGCGTGCCCGTGTTCTGCGCCTACCCCGACCCGGGCGAGCAGACCGGATACCGACTGCCCGGCGGCTGGCAGAACACCCGCCCTGACCCCGGCTACCTGCAGGCATGGCACGAGGGCATGGCGATCTGCGCCGTCACGGGCTGCGGCGTCGACCTCATCGACGTCGACCCTCGCAACGGAGGCGACCTGCTCACCGTCGCCCCCTACCTGACCGGGCTCACCATCGTCGGCACTGCCCAGTCACCATCCGGCGGCCTGCACCTGTTCATCGCCTCCCTCGGCGTCGGCTCCCGCGACGGGGTGCTGCCCGGCATCGACATCAAGGCCGGCGACGAGGACGGCGCCGGGCGCGGATTCGCGTTCATCGCCCCCACCATCCGAATCAGCAAGACAACCGGGCAGCCCGTCGCCTACCAGTGGACCCGCCCGCCGGACACCACCCGGATCAACGGGCACCGGGCCAGTGACAGCAAGCTCGCCGCCCTCGTTCGCGAGGCGAGGGGCAGCAGCGGCCGGGCGTTCACTGAGCCGGACAGCGGGGAGCGGAAGCACGCCGGCCCGATCCCCTACGGCGAGCACCACTCCCGCCTCGTCGGCTACGCAGGGTGGCTGCGGTCGATGGCGATCCCGCTGCGCCCGGAGGCGGAGACGCTCATGACCCGGCGGCTCGATGATCTTGTGCAGCCCCCGGACGCCACCCGCCCGGTCTACACCCGGGATGAGGCTCTCGCCGAGCTGCATGACATATACGCCCGGTACCCGGCAGGCGACCCTGCCGCCGAGCAGCACGACAGCGACGGCACGGCAGCCGGCGACGAGCTGCCCGAGATCAACCTCGGTGAGCTGGCCGCACAAGGCCGGCCTGAGCGACCCGACCTCATCTGCGGCATGCTCTACCCCGCAGCCGTTCACTGCCTCGCCGGCCCGCCCGGCGGCGGCAAGACAACCCTCGTCGCGTTCTGGATGCTGGAGCACATCCGCGCCGGCGGGCACGTCATGCTGCTGGACGAGGAGTCCGGCATCAGCCAGACAGTTCTCAAGTTCCTCGACCTCGGCGCGCAGCCCGGCGAGCTGGTCCCGCCCCGCCTCACCTACGTTCCGTTCCCGTCACGCACCTGGACGCCCTCAGACATCGCCCGGCTGCATCAGCTCATCGGCGAGCGAAGGCCCGGCATCATCACCTGGGACTCAGTCGCGGCGTTCCTCGCCATCGCCGGCGCGGACGAGAACTCGGCCATCGACGTGACCCGGTTCTGGCAGAAGATCCTCGTGCCCTGCGCCCGCGAGTTCGGCGCCGCCGTCCTCGGCGTCGACCACCTGACCAAGAGCGGCGAGCACGGCGGCTACTCACGCGGCTCCGGCGCTAAGAAAGCCGCGTCGGATGTTCAGTTCATCATCGAGACGGTGAAGCCGTTCAGCCGGCACTCCGACGGGATGCTGCGCATGACGACGTCGCCGGGTAAGGACCGGTCGGGCTGGCTGGAAGTCGCCTACGACATCCGGGTGCGGAAAGGCCCGCCGGTCACCCTGGAGATCAGCGCGGCGCCGCTGCTGCCGGCGACCGGGGACGTGACGTGGAAGCGGGCGAAGACGCGGCTGTGGCAGGCGCTATGCGCGACGGGCAGCCCGGCGCAGCCGGCGACGATCAGCCAGATGGTCGACTGGGTGGTCGCCGAGTTCGGCGGTCCGGGTCTGCGCCGGCAGACATGCTCGACGTACCTGAACGAGTTCGCCGATGCCGGGCTTGCCGATTGTGTCGCGATTCCGGGGCAGCGGGATAAGGGCTGGTGGCCTCTCGCGGAGATCTCGGACGGGCAGCCCGATGCCGAAGATTAAGTGTCAGCTGACGCGTCACCTGACAGCGGACACTAAGTGTCCGCGACGCGTCATGCGACGCGTCCGCTGTGGTGTCATCCCCTATAGGGGGGATGACGCACACATACAGCCTCGCCGACGCCTGGTGTCAGCTGACAGTTATACCGGGACAAGAACGTCGTGACCCGCCGGCATGAGCACGCATCGCTCATAACGTGCCCGCGCTGCGGCGCGGCAGTTCTCGACGCTACCCCGATGGGACTCCCGGTCCGCGCCGACCCGCAGAACATCATCACGCCCGCCGCCGAGCTGACCGCCGTCCTCGCCGGCCGGCTCACCTTCGACGTCCTCACCCTCGGGCTGCCGCCGAGGATCTATCTCGAATGGCGCAGCCCCGACCGCATCGCCGCCGGCCGGAACCACCCGGTCGTCGCCCAGCATCACTGCCCGAAGGAGTGACCGCCCGTGTTCATCAGCCTTGAGCCCCGCGACAGCCTCGACATGATCATCGCCTGCGCCATCGCAGCCGAGGCGCTCACCGCCGACTGCAACCACCCCGCCGGCGACTGCCTTGAATGCAGGGCGCGGCTCGCCCTCGCCGCCACGTATGACAGGCTCGCCGTCATGCTCGATGACGCCGCCGACCGATGGCAGAGGCGGCAGAGCCGGCGGGCTGCACGCACCCCCGGGGAGGAGAGGAGCCCCCGAAGTACGCCTCGATCCGCCCGGCGACAGCCCGCCGGCACGGTCACCAGACTACCGTCACCGAACGTGACGAGCCGGGACGTGACAATCACGTGACCAGCCCCAACGGCCACCGCGACACCGGCGGCGACGACGACCGGCACGCCGTCGCGTCATGGCTTGTCCACATGAGCCAGGCCATCGAGCACATCGCCGCCCAGGTGCACCTGATAAGACATGACCTGGCCGAGCATGACAACCGGTTCGACGTCATCGACATGGTGCTCGCCGACCTGGCGCTGCACCTGCTGCCAGACAGCCCGCGACACGAGCCGGGTGGTCAGGAACCGCCGGCCCGGGCAGACTAGGCCACGAGGGAGGTGACGCACCGTGGCCACGCGGACACGCAGGCGAACCACCGGCAGGCCCAGGCCGACACGGGCAGGCACCCTGTCGTCAGCACAGCGCAACGCCCTGCCAGCCTCGGCGTTCATCGACTCACGCAACCGCAGGTTCCCCGCGCCGACGCCAGCACAGGCAAGGCGGGCGGGAATCTCCGAGCCGCAGCGGCTCCGCATCCTGCGGAACGCCCTGGCCCGGGCGGGCCAGTCACAGCCCCGCCGGCAGCGCATCGGCGGACGCAAGGTCACCGTCAAGAACGTGACCAGCCAGGTTGCCCGGGCGAGGGTACGCCGCCGCGCAGGCGGCAAGATCGCGTCACTGCGCCCGGCACGCCGGCGCAGCGCGAGCCGGCGGCGATCACGCTGATGCCCTGGCACGTCTACACCCGGCTGCCCGACGGCAGGACCGCCGTCGCCGATCACCGCGACCCCATCGTCAGGATCATGCGGCGCATGCGCCGCGACTCGCCGAACTCCAACGACCTGGCAGCCCTGCAGATCTGGATGGACAAGAACGCCGAGCAGTCCGAGCAGTGCAAGGCCGGCACCTGCGGCCACGACGGCGGCTGACATGACCGCGCGCACAGCAGGACGCTCCCGGTGGCGGAACGCCGTCCGCCTCGTGAACACGGGCACGACCCGGTACCGGCGCGCTGTCCGGGCAGAGCGCCGCAGCCGGCTGCGCGCCCGGAACCGGGCAGCGAGGGCATGAGCCGACGACGGCGCCCCGCCCGGGGCCAGCATCGCAGGCGACGGACGTGGCGGTCACTCGGACTTCCCCTCCCCAGGCCCGCAATGTCCCGCGATGCCCCGAACCGGAAGGCGTCCCGTGGCTCAGCGGCGTGACAGCGTGAACGTCGCTGCGCTCAGCACCGTCCAGAACGTTCTGACAGCGTCGCTGACGTCATATGAGCACAACCCGCGGGTGATACCACCCAGAGCTGTCGAGCTGTGCGCAGAATCGATTACAGCGTTCGGATGGCAGCAGCCCCTCGTCGCCGACCGCAACCACGTCATCATCGCCGGCCACGTCCGCCTCGCCGCCGCCCGCCACCTCGGCCTCGAAACCGTCCCAGTGATCATCGCCGACCAGCTCACACCCGAGCAGGTACGCGCCTACCGCATCGCCGACAACCGCACCCACGACTACACCACCTGGGACTACGGCGCCCTCGCCGCCGAGCTGCACGACCTCACCGAGTTCTCCGACGTCCTCGACCTCGCCGACTGGGAAGGCATCATCGCCGGGTTCGAGGCAGAGACCGGCACCGAGATACACCACGACAGCGAGCTGTCCGGCATGCTGTCCCAGGAACACCAGCTCACCGTCCTGTTCGCAACCCGCGACGACGCCGAGAGAGCAGCACCGCTCATCGGGGAGATGCCAGGGGTGGTGCATGTCCGCGACCCTGTTCGTGACACCGGCTGACCAGCTCGCCGGCATACTGCCCGCAGTCATCAGCGGCGGCCGCCCCCGCCTCGCTGACCGGCCCACCGCCAGGTTCCTCCCGGCCCTGCACGACGTCACGCAAGATCCCGTCTGGATCGTCCGCGACGACGACGCCCCCGGCTACGAGCGGGACGGCCACGAGGTCATCACCTACCCGCTTGACTGGGCGGAGCAGTACGCCGGCGAGCACTGGACATCGCACGTGCCCTACGGCGCGGGCGCGTTCCTCGGCGCGTTCTGCGGACGCGAGCACGCCTGCCGCGTCGCCGAGCAGCGCGGCTGCTGGGCCGTCCTGCTGCTGGACGACAACCTGCGCCGCCTCGCGTTCATCGTCCAGTTCCGCGCCGGGGTCGACGCCGCCGCCGCGGGCGGCGGCCTCGCCCTGTTCGCTGACCTGCTCGCCGCCGTCACCCTGTCAACCAACGGGCACATGACCGGCGCCCACCTCGACGCCATCCACCAGACGGCGTTCCGCACCGACCTGCTCGCCCGCACCGGCTACCCGTACTCGCTGTACCTGGAGCGCACCGGCCCGGGCCGGCCACCCTACTGCGGGCCGACCGAGGACGACATCCTGCACGCCATCGCCTGGGACCAGCCCGGCACCACCGCGACGACGCTGCTCGTCCCGTCCCTGCGGTACATGAAAGATCACGGCGGCCGGACCGGCATGCGCGGCCACTACGACAGCACCCGCTCAGTCGGCCTGCAGCGTGTCGCGCCCCAGGCGTCGAAGCTGACCGTCATGTCCGCGCACGCGAACGGCAGCGGCGGGCCGCGCGTGTTTCACCGGACCCGGCCGGTGCGCACGCCGAAGGTGATCACTGACCGGGAGCTGTACGACGCGGCGTGCCGCAAGGTCGAGCAGCTCGGCGCGCAGATGTATGCCGGGCACCGGCAGTACCGGGCAGCGAAGCTGCGCGAGCGAGCAGCACGGGCCGCCGCCGGTTCACGCCGCTAGCAGCCCACCCGGCGGCGGCTGGTGCCGGCCCCGGAGCGAGAGGAACCACCCAGAGACCCGGGGCCGGCCCGGCTGAGCATACCTGCGCGCTGCCTGTGAGCCACGTCACCATGCACCGTGGCATCAACTGACTGTGCCCGGACGTTCTATCAGGGTTCGGTGCAGACATGACAAGACAAGGGCAGACCGTGTGCCACGTCACGGAACGGGACATGCCCTGCCCGCGTCTAATCAGTGCAAGACAACGAGAGGGAAGCCCAGACGGGGCACGCCCCACGGCGAGAGGAGCCGCACATGATGTACGACACCGTGAACGTCGCCGACCTGCTGATCGACGAGCCGGACATGGACGCGCCGGCGCTGGTCAAGGGCTGGAACACCCTCAGCGAGGCCAAGCTCTACGACCTGCTCGACGTCATCGGCATCAGCCAGGAGAACGGCGGCAGCTACTTCGACGGCGAGATGTTCGAGCCGCTCACCGAGGCTGTCGAGGCCGAGCTGGACTACCGGGGCACCTGGACCCTCGGGTGACCGCCAGCTAGCTGACAAGACAAGACCAGACGAGAGGAACCACAGTGAAAGTCCACATGATCTATGACCCCAACGGCCCCGGTGCCCGCACCGGCCAGGAAGTCAGGGTCCACAAGGCAGGCTGCCGCGACATCACCCGCGACCTGCGGGGCGCCACCAGCCACTACGAGGTCGAGGTAGCCACCCAGGCGGAGGCAGCCGAGGACTTCTGGGCTGACTTCATCGCAGAGGAGTCGATGACCGCCGAGCAGGCCCTCACCTACCTCGACTTCCTGCCCTGCACCAACGGGCTGCCCGAAAGCTGAGCAGATGGCGGGCACGTGACAGGCGTCACGGAACGTCCCGTTACGTGCCCGCGTCTAACTAGTGAAAGCAAGCAAGACAAGACAAGACAAGGTGAGAGGAGCCCGGCATGAACATCACCACCTACCACGACCTGCTCGACCAGCTCGACGCCCTCACCTACCAGCTGCAGCTCGCCGGCCTGACCGCCGACCAGGCAGCGACCGTCAAGGCGAAGGTCAAGAAGCTGCGCGCAGCCGCCCGCATCGCCGAGGTCAGCGCCACGCCGAGCTGACCAGGACGAAACGCCGCGAGGCGTCGCCACGTGAATGCGTGGCCTGATGAGTCCCAGCCAGAGAGGAACCAGCCATGACCACCCCCACCATCAACACCGCCATGATCATCGCCGAGATCCGGCAGAACCCGGAAGTCGGCCCGATGCTCACCGCCACCACCGACGAGGAGCTGACCGTCGTCATCGGCAAGAAGCGCACACTCAAGACCGCGCTCGCCCAGGTCGCAGTCGCCCTGACTGACGGCACCCTCGAAGCGGCAGCTGACGCGCCGGCCGAGCCCGACGCCAAGACCCCGGCCGACGGCACCAGGGCAGCCGAGGCGCTCGCCGCCAGGGCAGCCCGCCGGGTCGAGCTCGACGCCAAGGCCGAGGCCCGCGTCGCGGCCCTGCCCGACGCCAAGCGTGAGCTGCTGACCGGTCACATGACCAAGATCCCCGGCTACCAGATCATCTGGCCCGAGGGCGCCTGGTCCACCCTGCGGCTCACCGACCCCGGCGCAGCCGGCGAGGACGCCAGCAAGTGGCTGATCATGTGCAACGCGCACGGCACCACCAAGCCGATCACCGGCAGCCGGGCCGCGCGTGACGCCGGCCGCAAGGACGAGATGCCGAACTGGTGCCCCGGCCACGCCGACGCCGCCGACGAGGAGGCGGACGGTGAGACCGACACTGAGGCAGAGGCCAGCTAACCACCCGGGGCGCCGGGGAGCACACCAGCTCCCCGGCGCTCACCCATAGAGAGGAACCCGTGATGACCGAATCATTCCGTGACCTAGTCGAGTCCGGCACGCGCATCAATGACCAGCTCGCCGTCGCCGTCGAGGACGACTGGCTCGTGCTGCTCATCGTGCACAACGGCATCCGCATACCGCTGACCGTGCCCGAGCGCATCGAGCTGATGGCACAGCTCCGCGTGGACGGCGACGAGCTGAAAGCCCACAACCTGGAAGCCCTCGGTCTGGTTCACCCGCAGTGGGAGAACGTCCCCGGCCGGCCACTGCCAGCAGCCGGTGACACCGTCCGCTTCCGTGACCGCAGCCAGGATGCAGTCGGCACAGTCGAGCGCATCTACCAGCAGGGCGCAGCCTGGTACGCCGAGATCCGCGAGCCCGGCAGCGACAAGCCGTTCACCCGGTTCGCCGACACCCTGCAGGTGATCCGCCAGAAGGGAGGCAAGTGATGACCAACCGGAGGCCGGTCACCCGAGGAGAGGAGATCACGATGAACACCACAATCGTCTGCGGCGACTGCGGCGACGAGCTGACCGTCAACCCGGACCGCGGCCCCGGCCGCGAGGTAACCGTCGAGGTCACCCCGGGCGGGCCGTTCGAGCAGGCCACCGTCTACGACGCCCCGGCCTACCTCCACGCCGACGACCGCACGCCGGCCTGCCAGAGCAGGCGGGACGCCGAGCGGCGCCGCGCCGCCAAGTGACCCACTGAGCCGCTGGCCCCCACCGAGGGGTCGGCGGCTTTCACGTTCCCGCACCCCGCCAACAGCCGCGCCCCCATGATGGGTCTCATGCGCTGGGCGATCAGGCACCCGATCACATGGCTGCTGTCCAGGCTCGGCCACTGGGAGCCCGAGCACGCTTTCAAGCAGTGCCCGACCGGCGAGCGCCACTGCCCGCACAT